TCGACACGACCACGATTCCCGGAACGACGTTCGTCGCGATCACGAAGCTGACCGGGACATTCGCTGTCGCCGGTGAGGACATCAAAGTCGGCGCGAGCGTGGTCGGGCATGTCTCGGCCGCAGAAGCGCGTAACGGCGCGCCGAATGCGAAAGCCAATGCGCAGTGGGTGAAGGCGGCCGCCGACATCTACCGCGCCGACATCCAGCGCGTGCCGGGTTCCGGCCCGGTCTTGGGCGTGTGGATGTACATGGATGTGGTCTACGCCTTCCGCAACAACGTGGGCGGTACGGCCGCAGTCATGTGGAAATCGACTATCGCCGGTTGGGTGACGGTGACGACGCCCACGCTGTTGCCCGGTGGCAAGTATGAATTCGTGAACGCGAACTTCGGCGGCACGTCCGCGATGATGAAGATGTTCGGCTGCGATGCGACGAACAAGGCGTTCTCGTGGGACGGTACGACCTTCACGCAGATCAGCACCGGCATGGCGAGCGACGTGCCCCAGCACATCGAGTTTCACAAGAATTTCCTCTGGCTCTCGTTCGCGGCCAGTTTGCAGCACTCGGCCATTGGCGACCCATACACGTGGAGCGCGGTTGTTGGCGCTGGTGAAATGGCGCTGGGCGACGACATTACGGCGTTGCGTTCCTACACCGGCGGCAGCGCAACGGCGGGCTCTTCGACTTCGACCGATGCGATGCTGGTGACGACGAACAGCAAAACGTTCGTGGTCTATGGCTCCAGCAATGCAGACTTCTCGCTGGCCACGCACTCGCCTACGTCCGGCGCGGTGCGCGACAGCGTGCAGGTGGTGGATCAGCCGTACTACCTGTCGGACCTCGGGCTGGTGAATCTGGCGGTCACGGGCGCATACGGCAACTTCTTGATGTCGTCCCTCTCACAGGCGATTAACCCGTTCGTGGTCAATGAGCACTCGCGCGTGGTGTCGAGTTGCATCGTGCGCGCGAAGAGCCAGTATCGAATCTACTTCTCGGATGGCTATGGCATCTATGCCACGTTCCTGAACGGAAAGATCATTGGCCTGACGGTGGTGAACCTGAACATCGCGCTGCGCTGCATCGCGTCGCTCAAGCGTGCCAACAACGACGAAGTGATTTACGCCGGCTCTGATGACGGCTACGTCTACCAGTTGGAGCGCGGCCCGAACTTCGACGGTGGCCAGATCATTTCGTACATGAACCTCGCATTCGCGGCGTTCAAGTCGCCGCGCATGCGCAAGCACTTCCGCAAGGCAGTCATGGAAGTGAAGGGCGATGGCTACCTCGAATATCTCATGTCCTTCGACCTCGCTTGGGCGAACACGGACATTACGCCAACGCCGGCGCAGAACGCTGTGATCGCGCTCGCTTCGATCAATTGGGACACGTTCTTTTGGGACCAGTTCTATTGGGACGGCGTGAACAACGCGCCGACCGAAATCGGCTTGGACGGCACCGGCGAAAACATCGGCCTGAAGCTGGTTTCGCAAGCGGACTATATCCAGCCGTTCACGGTATCGAGCGTGATTATTCATTACACCCTGCGCCGCCAATTGAGGTAAGAACATGGCCAACGGTTACTACAGTCACACGACCTATCCGGGGACCAACTCGCAAGGCGCTTCGGCGCCGATGCGCGCGGAACTCGATGCGGTCATGTCGGGCTTTGCGCTGCTCCCGGACCCGCTGGGTTCGGGGCAGAAAGGCTTTGTCGGCGGGCAGTGGAATACCCCGATCATCGTCGGCGGCCTGATCGATAACGCGGTTATCGGCAGCATCACGAAGGCCGCTGGTTACTTCACGTCGCTACTCGCGAGCGGTGACATCACGCGCGACGGCTCGCCTACCACGAACCGCGCGATTCACTTCATGTCGAACGGCGTGAAGCGTGCATCGCTGTTCGTCAGCTCGACAGAGACCGGCAGCAATAGCGGCTCCGATGTCGTGCTTCAGACGTTCACGGACGCGGGCGCGCTGCTCAACACGGTTCTGCGCTTCGACCGTCCGACCGGCAAAGCGACGTTCTCCGGCGGCATCGTGGCAGCGTCGCTCGATGCGGCGCCGATCGGCAACACCACGCGCGCCACTGGCAAGTTCACTTCAATCGATGCGAGCCTGACGCTGAACGTGGGCGGGGTCGCGTCGTTCGGCGCGCAGCTCGGCGTCACCTCCGCGTTTCCCACGGTTGAATTCGCGGACAACACGCAGACGCTTCCGAACGGGCGCTTTCGGTTCTACTCATCGGCCAACATTTTCGGCTTGATGAAGAACACGGCAGCGGCCGGCGACTACTCGACAAACATCGCGCTGATGTACTTCAACGCGGCGGGCGTGGGTAACTTCAACGTGCGGCCGGCGTTCAATGGCGCGACGCCATGGGACAACGCGAACCTACCGAACCCGATCCAGACCACGGGCGGCACCTTTACAGGCGCGGTTTTGTTTAACAACACGGCGACCTTTGACGGCGTGGTTACGCTTGATTCGGCCGATGCAGTGTTTAGCCAGCCTCTGATTTTCAGGTCCGGCGCCTACACGCCGCGCATGCGGTCGAACCTGTCGAATTCGTCCATGGAGTGGGTCAACGGCGCAAACAATGCGCTGAACATGGCGCTGTTCGATAACGGGCAACTCTCGTTGCCGCGTGCTCGGCCGACATGGGCGGGGCTCACGCCGTGGGATACCGGCAATCTGCCGGACCCGGCGCGGCTCTCGGGCGCTGCGTTCGTGGGAACGATCACCGCGCCCAATGTGACTATCACGAGCGGCGGCCTGCTCACGTTTCAGACCCCTGGCTATCAGGCATACGCACGCGCCGATGTCAGCGGGCAGGTGGGTTTCATCAATCAGGCGGGCAACGCATTCAACCTGTTGATTCAGGACGGCGGAACCGTTAACTTTCCGCGCGCCCGTCCGACTTGGGCGGGGCTCACGCCATGGGACAACGGCAACTTCGACCCGAACAGCAAAGTGCCGATTCGCAACAACAACGGCAACCGGGGCTACGCGCTGTCGGACACGCCGAACAACCTGACCTTCAATTGGGAAGGGCGGGTTCGCATGTGGGTGGATGGCTTCAATCAGGGGCTCATCTGGTCCGATACGAACTTCGATCCGGGTAGCAAGGCGAACAACGGCGCGACGTGCCAATGGACTACGGGCATTGCAGAGTGGGGGCCGATCACGGGTGTCTCGACGCTCGATATTCCAGCCCCGTGGGTGATGGTCGGCTGGCGAACGACTTCGGGCGGTAACTGGACAAGCGGCAATAACTATCTGCGTGGCGTCATTTTGAGGAATCAGTAATGAGCAACGAAGAGCTGTTCTATCTGCTGCAAAAGTTCTACCCCGGCACGTTGAACGGTACGCACTACCTCACCGGGCACCAGCTCGACACGGGCGGCAATCAGGTGGGAGAGGCATTCATCTCCAACTGGAAGTTGCCGCAGCCCGAACCCTCGCCAGAGCAATTGCTGTCGTGGTGGTATGAGCACATGGTGGAAGTGCGGCAATCGGTCAAGGCGTTCCATGCGCGCGACAAGCGCGACGGTCTGCTGCTCGACGCCGATGCAGCGGTCTACAAGGCAGAGGATGCAGGCGACGCTGCGAAGGTCACAGCGGCGCGCCAGTACCGGCAGGCGCTGCGCGACGTGCCCCAACAACCGGGCTTCCCGGATGTAATCGAATGGCCGGTAGCACCGGTCTGATGTACGGGCTGGGAGAACCCGGCCGCAAACCTAAAACATAACTGGAGAATCACCATGATTTACGAGCTGAAACTTCCGAAGCAGGGTATGGACATCATTCTCAACGCGCTCGCTGAGCTGCCGTACAAAATGAGCGGCGCGCTGATCGAAGAGTGCATGAAGCAATGGACCCAGCAGGAAGCTGCGGCAGAAGCCGCGAAGAACAAGCAGGCGGATGACGCCGCGCTTGGCGATAAGTAAGCAGCGCCGCAGCAACCATCAAGGGCCCTTCGGGGCCCTTTTTCATTGGAGAAACCCATGCTGATCGATAACGCATCGAATGTCCTGCTTAACTCGTGGTCGTCGCGCCTTGGCGCGCTCGCGGCCGTGTCGGGTGTGCTCTCGGAAGTGCAAACGAATCTGCCGCTGATTCAGGCAATCGTCCCGGCTCATACCTTCTCGATCCTCTCGATTGTGTGCGCCGTGGGCGTGTCGATCGCGCGGGTTATCAAGCAGTCGGCTATCTCGGGAGCGTGACATGAGCTGGCGCGACTACTTCGACCCTCTGGTGAAGCCGTTCGAAGACCTCAAGTTGAAGGCGTACCCCGACCCGAAGACGGGCGGGGCGCCTTGGACGTGCGGTTACGGCTGCACGGGCGCCGACATCGGGCCGAACACGGTTTGGACACTCGACATCGCGCAGAAACGCTTTGACGCGGAAGCGGAGAAGTTCGGGGCGATGGTGGACAAGTACGTGACCGTCCCGCTTACGCCGTGGGAGAAGGCCGCGCTCGCGTCGATCCTCTACAACGTCGGACCCGGTAGCGCGTCGCGCGACGGGATTATCCGGCTCAAGAGCGGCAAGCCTTCGACGCTTCTGCGCTTGCTGAATGGCGGCAGCAAGTCGGGCGCCTCGCTCGAATTTCTGAAGTGGATTAGTCCCGGCAGCAACGTGGAAAGAGGGCTGCGGCGGCGCCGCGCCGTAGAAAAAACGCTCTTCGATACAGGGGTAATTAAATGGCCGGACTGATTAACGACGCAACGGGCGCGTCCACGACGCCGAACGTCACGGCGGCCAACGCGGCCACGGCGGCCGGGGCCGCACCGGCGACCACGACCAACGCGAACGCTTCGACGGCCACGGCCGCGAACGCCGGTTCGCAGGGCTACACGGCCGCGCAGGCGCAAGCCGCGAACATGCAGGCGACCACGGGCACCGCCTCAAAGGCGGACCTCGCAACGAACACGATCGACGGCAAGCAGACTGTCGCCGGTCAACTGAAGGACCTGATTGACGACAATTCGCCCTTGATGCAGCAGGCGCGGGCGAACGCGCTCCAGCAGGCAAACAGCCGTGGACTGGTGAACAGCTCGATGGCGCAAACGGCCGCGGACTCTTCGGTCTACAGCACGGCCTTGCCGATCGCGCAGCAGGATGCGACGACGAATTTCAACAATTCGACGCACAACATGGACGCGACGAATCAGAATTCGCAGTACAACGCATCGAATCAGCAGGACATGACCAAGACGAACCTTGGTTATCAAAACGACGCGTCGAAGACGAACGCGGGCTTCGAGCAGCAAACGGGCCTCGCGAATCAAGGTGCGACGAACGCCGCTTCGCAGTTCGGCGCGGGCGCGGCGAACACGGCAGCGCTCCAGAACGCGAACAACCAGACGGACGTTTCGAAGACGAACGCCGCGCTGGAAACGGACGTGTCGAAGGGCAACGCGGCGGCCGCGAACAGCAACAGTCAGTTCAACTCCCAGCAGCAACAGCAGAACAGCCAGTTCAACGCGCAGCAGAGCCAGCAGAACAGCCAGTTCAACGCCACGGCGCAGAACAATGCGGCGCTCGCGCAGATGGACGCGGACCTCAAGAGCTACCTGCAAGGGCAAGACTCGCAAACGAAACTCGCGCTCCAAGCGATGGACGGCAACACGAAGACGCAGCTCGCGGAGATTCAGGCGCAGTACCAGAAGGACATGCAATCGTCGCAGTCGGCCGCCGACATCTACAAGACGATCGTCGGCAACGTCAGCACGATCATGACCAACAAGGACATGAACGCAGCGGCGAAACAGGCGGCCGTTGACCAGCAGATGAAGATGCTTCGCGATGGTATGGCGGTATCGAGCGCGGTCGGCCAATTGAACCTGGGGGCCACGCTAAATTTTAGTGACAGCGTGGCGGCCGCTGGAAATCCCACCCCGGCAGCGCCTCCGAAGGCTCCGGTTGCTTCAGACGGCATGACCGACTACCAGCGTAAGGCGCTGTACGGAAACATTAACGGCGTCGCCGGCGGGCAGGGTGGCTAAATATGACGATCACGTTCGCTACTGAAACGGTCGCGCAGGTGCACGCGGACATCATGCCGCTTGCGCAGCTCCACTACGACGAAATCACGCTCCACAAGCACGTGATGAAGCTCGATCCCGACTGGCCGCGCTATGAGCAACTGGAGCGCGATCACAAGCTCTTGGGCTTCACGGCGCGCGACGATGGAAACCTCATCGGTTACTCCACGTGGTTCTTGGATGCTCACATCCACTACGCCGGCGCGCTGGTCGCGTCCAACGACATGATTTTCCTGCACAAGGATTATCGCAACGGGACCACGATCGGCCGCGATCTGATCGACTACAGCGAAAAGACGCTGAAGGAATACGGCGTCGATAAGGCTATCTGGCACGTCAAGTTCAATCATGACTGGTCCGCGATCTTGCGCCGCCGTGGGTATGAGCGCGAAGACTTCACGGTCGGGAAAATTCTTTAAGGGGCAGCAATGGCCATTACTGGTGGAGTAGCAATCGCGAGCGCGGTTGCGGTTGGCGGGGGCTACGTGGCCGCCACGACCGTGCTTATGGTCGGCCTTGCGGTCACGGCTGTGGGGATGGTGACGAAGAATCAGACCCTCATGAAGATCGGCGGGGGCTTGAGTCTCGGCAGCGGCGCGGGCAGTCTCGCGGCGGGCGCGGCGAACGCGGGTGCCTCGGCCGCCAGTTCCAGCGTCGCGGCGGCAGGGCAGTCCGCGTCTAGCGCGGTCGCACCGGGCGCGATGGCGGCCGGCAACGTGGCTGAGTCCACGATGGCCACGGTCGGCAGCGGCGCGCCGATGGGCTACGGCGGCGGGGCGCTCGCGGAGCAGGCGGCTTCGGGCGCGGCGGGCGCGGCCGGTAGCGAGGGGGTCTCGCTGGGTGCGAACGCGGCGACTGATGCGCTGGCTTCGACCAATGCGGCGGCAAACCCGGCCGGAACCACGATCGCGGAAGGACTCAACGCATCGTCCCCGGCTTCGCAGGCACTGGCGAACAGCGGCGGCTTCGGCGGCGCCGCCGAAGGCGCGAGCGTGAGCGGCGGCCC